TAGGTCGGCAGTCGCGGGTAATCCAAAAGACTCGGACGTATCTTCAAGCCCAACATCTGAGTTAGAATAACCCGAACGCGTCGTCTGTGTTGCAGAGAAGATCGGTACGTCGAACTCCACAGCGAGCCCACGCAACTCTTCAGCAATAGCTTTAATATATGAATACGAGTTAATTGCACCACCCATTCCTTTCATTCTTGATGAAGCACAAATATTTAAATAATCTATAAAAATAATATCTGGTTCAAATTGTTTCTTTAATTTTAATTCATTTAATAATCCTCTGAAATGTCCAGAATGAGCAGAACCAGTTGGATATTCTTTTACAATTAATCGACCTGTAGTTTTACGACCAAGATCTTGTACTTTAGAAGTAAACATATCTTTAGACAATTTATCAAGTTGATCAATAGGAATATTTAATAAATTAGCATCAATACGTTCGGCTATTCTTTCTTCAGCCATTTCCATTGTAATATATAAAACATTTTTACCTTCAGTTAATGCATTAGCTGCTACATGGCACATGAATAAAGACTTACCCACACCCGTACCCGCGAGAGCAATATTTAAAGTTTTGTTAGGAACACCACCTTTTGTGATCTTATTGAAATAATCTAAATCAAATGGAATTTTTTCTTCTTCAGTGTGATAAAATTCCCATCGCTCATCAATATTTTCTAAATAATCATGACCAACATTGGTATCAAATGCTACACCAAGTGCTTTTGATAAAAGATCTGGAAGAGCACCTTTTGTCATAGTATCATGTTTTCCATCAATAATACTAATGGATTCCATAATCGCATTATAGATTGCTCGGTCTTGACACCACTTTTCAGTACTATCTACAAGCCAATCTTGATCAACATTATCTCCTTCAAATAAACCTGTTGCTATTTCACAAGCCGCTGCAAATATATCACCGCTTAAAGATGATTCATTAAGTTCAACCATAAAAGTTTCAGCTGTTGGGAGACTATTATATTTTGCTACATATTTTCCAGCTTCTTTAAATAAAATCCTATATGGACCTTCAAAGTATTCTGGTTTAATAAATGGCAAGACTTTACGCATATACTTCTCATTGGTGAGAAGACAACGTAATATTGTTTGTTCAATTTTATTATTCATAATATATTATACCATAGTTTAATGATAATGTAAAGGTTGTATGTAATTATAATCAATTATTTGTTCAACTAATTCGTCAAAGTTCTCAAGCTTAATCATATTAGGACCATCACTTGGAGATTTTTCTGGATCAGGATGAGTTTCTACAAAGAAGTTCTGTACACCCACGCTGCTGGCGGCCCGAACCAAACTAGGGACCACAGAAGAATCACCGCCGCTGCGATTACCAAGCCCTCCTGGCTTTTGTGCTGAGTGGGTAGCGTCAAATACAATAGGACACCCGAGATGTGTAAGCATCCAAACCAACCCGCTATAGTCAACAACCAAATTATTGTAGCCAAACGAAGTTCCTCTTTCAGTTATCCAAACTTCTCCTTGAGTTTTACTCAATATATTAACGCAATCTTGAGGTGAAAGAAATTGACCTTTCTTAATATTTACTATACAGTTAGTTTCACAAGCTTGAACAATAAGATCTGTTTGTCGACACAAAAAAGCTGGTATTTGAATTACATCAACGAGCCATTCTAATCTTGGAATTTGCCAAGTTTCATGTACGTCAGTTACTATTTTAGAATCAATTCTATTCATATCATAAATAAAATTATCTAAGCCTTCACCGCGATATGAATCATAATGACTTCGATTTGCTTTGTCAAAACTTGCTTTAAAATAATATTCTATTTCATATTTATCACAAACTTCTTGGCAATGTGCTGCAATATCATTAGAAAGATTATAATCTTCATGTATACATGGTCCAGCAATTATTTTCATTATTCCTCCATATACCCAGTACTTTCTCTTTCTATATCGTCATGATTGAATTCAGCCCAATATAATTCATAAGCTATACCATCTTTTATACACTCAAATTGATGATATAAACCAGGCTGAACTTTTGTATAATCACCTGGGCCTAAGTGTGTTTCATCTATTAAATCATAATCTCTTTGCCAAATCCTTACAAGCATTTCACCAGAACTAACATAAAAGCCATTCCATTTATATCTATGAAGATGCTTTGAACAAACACCTCCTTTTAACATAGTAATTCTATGAAACTCTAAAGCACCATTAGCTTCAATTAATTTGGTGTCTCCCCAAACTTTTCCCGCTTTCATTTTCTTCTATCTCCTTATCCACGGCGCCTAATACAATATCCTGTAATATAGGTGCAGCAACATGAGCCATATCATCTTCAGTCAATCCATCTTGAGGGGTTTCAATAATGTCAAAAGAAAATGTAACCGGTGGCTCATCACTATTTTCATCGAAAGGATAGTTAATTTTTAATCCTCTAAACTGAATTACTGTTTCAGTAAATTCACCAGTGAGTATTCTAACCTTCCACCATTCCGGATTTTCGTCAGGAATTAATTCATAATCAAGATTCTGAATCAACAATCTCATCCATGTTTATTTCCGATTGATAACCAATCGTATATTGTTTCTTTAAGAATTCTTTGAAGTCTGTTTTTTCAAAGACAGGTTGCCAAAAACTTTCTTTAAGAGTTTCATCATGCCTGACTTTAGACTCCGAATCTTTGTAGCAGTACCATCCATTGGAAGGTTTAATAACGTAACCACCAGCCAAGGCACAATCAAGAAGACCAGAATAAGATTGTACCCCACCTTCCCAAGAAACTGATATAGGAATTTTAGATTTTTCTTTAACATATCGAGATTTCTCCACATTAATTACAAAGTGATAACCTTGTATCTCGGTTCCTTTTTTATCTTGTTGACGCCCAATAATCCAAATATTATCAGCACTATAATATATACCTGTTCCACCAGAAACAACATCTCTTGGAAATAAACCTATTTCTTTATAAGTGTGATTTACTGCGATAAGAGGAATATCTTTCATATTTAAATATGGAGTACACATTCTAAATAAACCTTTAAGAGCTTTTGCTCTTGACATATCAGCAACAGATTTTTCGTCAATCGCATCTTGTAGTTCTTTTTTAGAAGCAAGATTACCAATAGAGTCAATCATAATACAAACTTTATCATTACGATCAAGTCCTTCAAGTTGTGATATAATATCAAACTTAAGTTCTTCAGCATTTGTTATCGGTGTATGTAATACACGATCAGTATCAATATTAAAATTCTTAAAGTAAGATTGCGGTGAACCAAACTCAGAATCATAAAATAGTAATACAGCTTCAGGATATTTTTTCAAATAAGCAGAAGCCATGATTAAACCAAATGAAGTTTTAAAATGTTTAGAGGCACCAGCAAGAACTGTTAAGCCTGGAGCTAAACCTCCATCAACCGAACCTGACAAAGCTACATTCATCATAGGTACATCGGTTGGAATCATATCTTTTTCTGTAAAAAATTTAGAATCAGATAGAATTTGAGTAAAACTACTTTTACTATTCTTTTTCAATTTATCCATTATTGACATATAAGTCTCCTTTGTATGATATATTATACCATAAATTCATCTAATTGTACACCGCTTATTTTATAATCTATTGTTTTAGATTTATTATCTTGTACAATAAAGTCTGTATCATATAATTGATTGTCTAATCTACCAGATACAAATTTTGCTACATGTTCTGCCATGTCTGTAGCCGTACCTACTGGAACATTCTGACATATATGATTAAGATTTTTCAATCCTCCTTGTAATTCCATATCTATAGGTAAACCCATAATAGACATACATTCCCTTATAGTTAAATATCTATCTTCGTCTGGATGAGTTAAGCTTGTAGGATATGCTCCAACAAAAGCACCAATATAATTCTTTGGAATATTGACACCTCTTCTCATAACATTACCACCTTCTTTTAATTTTTCAAACATACGTTCACAGCGACCGGCTTCTTTTTCAAAACCTTTTGCATGCATCCAACGAGCAACTTTATCATAACCATGACCTTGATCTTCAATGTAATGTTGAACATCATAACTTTTTTCTATTTTATCTTGAAAAGCAGTATGGGTTATACCGTCCTCAATTTCTTCGAGAACGTATTTATAAAAAGGATTATCACTTGGAACACGCGTATTGGTAAGGACATTCATTGGATCACTTGGATCGCGTTTCACGGAACGTATCGTATCCTCAATCTTTTCGTGCTTCCTTCTTATATATTCAAATCGCGGTGTTTTTTCACCTTTCCAGAAAAAATAAAATGCCCTGTCTCTTACTTGCCCAAGTCCATGAAGGATAGACTTCGTTTTATAAATGCTGAAGCTATATCCAAAATTTCTCCCAATTTGTCTGAGGTCTTCGACAACCGGTTGTCCCATAGCTGAAGCGAGTCTTGGCGCGTTTTCGCCCCAGAATACTTTAGGAGAGAGTGTACCCAAAACAAAATTAGCTGTGGTACGCATCCAATCGTTAGCATCAGCATCAGAAGAAGCTGTAGTAGATAAGCTAGACAAACCAGCACAAGGACATACGGTATTAATAACATCGACATCAGGTATATCAGGTTTCCTATTATCGTCCACCATGAGATATGGAACATCTTTATAGTATTCCACAAGGTGGTTATCATTTGCTTTAAAAGGTTCATAACTTAAAATATACTCCGGTTTCTGGTTAAACACTTTTTGCATGGCGATAGTCTCGCCACCAATAAGCGGAACTATCGATCCATAATTCATACAGGAATACCTTCTTTAATTCTTTCTGCAATGTATTGTTTTGCATTAATTTTAGGTTTCCAATCAAATTCATTAATTAAATTAGTAACATCTGCTGTATTATTTTCAGCTTCACAAGTATCACCGTCTTTTATAGGTATGTCATATCCTGCCAATTTTGCCAAATCAGAAACAGTATTGCCGACTCCGTTGCCAATATCATACGCGCGTTGTAAAGGGTTGTTTGCTTTAATAATAGCAAATATCGCAGAAACAACATCACTGACGTGAATAAAGTCACGAATGTGGTTAGTACTATATGCAAGATTACCGGAAAGTAACCGGCCCATAAACATAGTATCACGAGCACCGTCACCATAGACAGTCGTAAAGCGTAAACCAATTTGTCTATCAAAGGCTGTTTCTTCGTTAACTTTTTTTGACGTTCCATAAGGAGATAACCACCATTTATGAATACAAGATGAAGAAGCATATAGTAATGGTACATTTATTTCATTACACTTTTTTTGTATTCTAGTTGTATTTATTACATTGTTTTGCCAATAAACTTCAGGCTGTTCAATACTTTTTCGTACATCAGCCATAGCAGCAAGGTGAATTACCATACCAATACCTTTGCTTGGCTCGTATTGAGATATATCTTTTTTTACAGCTTCATGCCTATCCCATTCAACCACTGTGTGGCCTTCTTTTTCTAAAGCTGTTTTTAAATGTGATCCAATAAAACCACGTGATCCAGTAAGATCTATAATCATGCGAAAAATTCCTCTAATGTTGACTCTTCTTCAACCTCGTTGAAGTGAAGTGTTTTTTCTATTATATCATTATATATGATTGTAGAATCGCAGTGTTCTTTCCAAAACTCAAACATCATGTTTCGCCATTCATCTCTCATAGTATTATCATTTGCAAGTTTAACCATTAAGTCTGGTGCTTCATTATTTAAAGCAATAGTTCCAGTGTTTTCACATTGACTAATAGGTTTACCTTGCTTCTTATGGACTACATTATCCATAAAATGCTGATGGAATAGTGGAATAACTCCAGCTGCAAATGAATCGGTGTGACAATATTCTACGTTATTACCATATATATTATCATTAAAATACATTAAATCTGAACCAAATCCACCAAGACTCATTCTTTGCATCATATCATGATGTATATATCCTGGATATAGATGAGCTGGAGAATTAACTTTTTCAGACCCATATTCTGGATGTCTACCTGGATTATTATCAATTTCTTTTTCTGGTCTAAAATAATTTATACATTCTCTACGGTCTTCCATAGTCTTAGGCTTTTTATATAATACAGCCGGATAATTAATAGAAGCTTCAAGACCTTCAAGTATTGTAATAAAATTTCTTTGACGTAATTGCTCATTGTGGAAATCAATCATAATATCAGGACCTTTCCACATAGCAGTACGACCAACCCATCTTACAAGAAATGGATTTTGGTCTTCAATTGGTTTCCAATAGAACTTATTAAAATTAAAACCTACACCCATATTCGTAAGAGGTGTTTTAATTTTATTCTTCTTAACCCATTGTCCAAATGGATTATCAGTATAATGACACATAAGAACATTCATCTTAGAGCAAATCTTGTCTAGATTTGCATTACGATTTATTGAATGAATTTTATGATCAACTTGAACTAAAGACTTACGTACTTTAATATCATCAATCATTCTAATAAAATTATCAATGCATTCTTCTGGATGAGATTTAGATGGAACGCTATACACAATACACATATCTAGTTGATTGATTCGATCAATAACTTGTGTGCTTGTCATTAAGTTTGGAAATTTCTTTGTAGGTTTACTGATAGTATCCCAATCAGCACCTCTATAATAATTAACTTTAAAATCCATAGAGTTCATTCGCGGCCACAGTTTGTCTATAGCCGCGAATACTTCTACTCCAGGATTTAATTTTTGGAATTCTACAACGTTTTTTGTAAGGCCTACACCTTCAACGCCTCTTCCAAGTATTACACCTATTTTCATAATATAAACTCCTTAATCACTATTATATCACAGTTTTATAATAATGTACACCTTTTTTTTTATTCATGCGACTCCTTTTTCATATATGCCATATCAACCTCAAGAGCTTTAATTCTATCTTTTAAAACTAATAAATCGTGTGCTCTTTCATCGACTGTTTTTTCTTTATATTCTTTTGAACGTTCTACTCTCTCTTTCAAACGTTCTTCGATAACATTATCTTTTGATTCGTCTTGTCTCATTTTCCAAAGCATCCATTCGTAGTATCGTTGTGGTTCTTCTGAAGATTCGTCTAATTTAGGGCTTAATAAGCTCATAAAATACCCCCGCTTCTTTGAATAGTTGTTGAGTTAAATTCCACGAGTCGATCCAGAGATCTGGACATTCGGCTCGCATGATGACTTTTTTAATACCGACTTGTATAACTCCTTTCGCACAGTCGGAACATGTTGGAAGACCTGTGACATATAAAGTTGCACCGTCTAATGATACTCCATTATATGTCGCGTTGTAAATTACATTTTGTTCAGCATGTACTACCATACTATATTTAGTTGGACGGTCATTATATCTTTCCTCGGTATCTTCTACACCGCGGGGAAAGCCATTATATCCTTGAGCTAGAACTTGACCTTTGCTACCTATAGCAATTGCACCAATTTTTCGTGAAGGGTCTTTAGACCATGAAGCTACACAGTCAGCTAATTCTAAATATCTTTCGTCCCATTTATTCTGTAACAAGATGAAAGTGCCTTTCATAAACATGAAGATTTTGAACTTGCCAAACCATATGACCTAGTTCAACACCCATATCTTCACACCGATTTATATCTTCTACTAATCTATTCATAACTTCGAACTGCCAAGCATAATCATTTTTATAACCAAATATCACGTCGTTTGACCGCATCTGAACTACTGCGTGTAAAATATTATCCCTAATGTAATAGGAGACCGCGTTTGTACATATGAAATCGTTTTTATCGTTTTCATTATATTCTAACCAAATAGATGGTCTATTATAGATCATCGTTGCCCGACGAGAGTCAGGATTTGTCAAAAGTTCATCTAGAACTTGTCCATACTGATTATAATATCTATCATTATATATAAGTTTTCCGTAATTAGAATTGATTTCTCCATGTTTATTTGCAGTTGCAATCCATGCTTCTGGAGGATCTGTATCATTTATGTCATTAATATTAGTCGACTGATTATCATACCAAGCTATTTCTTGATCAATATATTCTTGATTAGGTGTACCAAATATAGCAGGTTCAGATGCTATAAAACAAGCACCAAGCAATTCAATTGTCTTTTGTCCAGTTTTATCTTTTTCAAAAGCTTCATCTTGTAATTCACCAATAAAATGTTTACGTACATCATGTACACCCATCATACTACTCATTATCCAATATCTCCCATTTTATTCATAATATATTATACCACAGTTTATTACTAATGTACACTATTTTTAACTGTATTTTCCATATTATCAGTTTCTGACCAACCAATTAATGCTCGTTTTTCAAATATACCATCAGCTACAAAATTACAACTAGAATGAAAAGCATGTCGAGCCATAGCTAATAAACTACCTTTTTTCCAAGTAAACTTAGTATCTATTGAAAAATGTTTTACAACTTCCCAATCTTCATGTGAAAAATATTTTTTATATGTTTCATAATCTATTGAATCTAATATTGGAGCATTTGTTTTTTTAATCCATTTTTTTGGATCTTTTGTAAAAGTACTTGTTTCATTAAAAACAAATGTATGAGCATCATAATCTGCTAAAGGAACTAAAAATGTCCATGCATAGTCATAGCCTTCCATAGTACCCGTATGTTCAGCATTATCTTCATCATACGAATCGCTATGGATGCCGTATGGTTTAAACGCGTTTAATATATGCCAATTTTTAGAAGTAACAGCATCGCCGTATTTTGTCTGAACTTCATTATCACAAAATTCATTGAGCCAGTCACGTATGCCTTCCCCGGGATACCAATAATGGCTACGGCATTCAATTAATTTTTTACCTTGCTCATCATGCATAGGAACACCTAAATGTTCTATTTGAATATCAATATCAGAAAAGTGTCGAAATCTTGATTCAATATCCCATATATCATCATCAGTTAAAAAGTTTTCTATAACTTGGGCTTTTGGTATAAAATCTTTCATTTTTAATCCTTTTCTTTTTTAAGGTACACAATGTTTTGTGCTTTTTCTCTATCATCTCTTTCGTATTGAGCTCTATATTCATTATTAGCTTTAATGGTTGCTTCAACAATTGAAAGAATCGATTCACCAGCTACATCAGTTATTGCTTTACAATCTTTTGGAAAACATGCTCCACCAAATCCACGCTTTCCATCAAATCCTGGAACTTTAGTATGACTTAATCCTATACGACTATCTGCACCAGCAGCATTTGCTACATGATTAAAGTTAGCTCCATATTGTTGACAAAGATCATATATTTGATTAAAGAAAGTTACCTTTGTTGCAAGGAAAGTATTGATGGTATATTTAACTATTGATGCTTCTTCTAAGGTAAGTCTATATACAGGAGCAGGATTACATAAGCTAAATTCAGTATATAAATGTATAGCATCATCTACTGCATCAAAATCACCACCAAAGATATGAAATTCTGGATTTATAAATTGCTCTTGTGCAGATTTTTCTGTAAGAAATTCCGGGTTATATACAACTTGTGGATGACAAAACTCTTCCATTATATTAGGAGTTACAGTAGACTTAATAATAATAGTAGCATCAAAACCATTACTTAATATTTCTTCTACCACTTCTCTTACGATTGAAAAGTCATCCATTGGAGTAGGAACACAAATAAAAATATAATCTGTATCTTCATCTATATTAATTACTTCTGTTCCAAGCTTTGGATCTATATGTTGTTGTATTACTTCAGGATGAGTAAAGCCATATGAAACAGCTCCTCCTACGAATCCTAAACCAACTATTGCTATTTTTGTTTGTGGCATGCCGAGACTCTCATCCTTAAATCGCTCGTCGAAAATCTGTGATCCCTCTTGTTGAAGTGTAATTGTATTCCCCGTTTCTTGCATTCGTCTTTTCCCGTAAAATCTTTATCTCTATATTCTTCACCGAGAATTCGCACATCAATAGGATACATATTTAAAATATCTAGCAAATCGGCTTCAGTATTATATATTAATACCTCATCTACATATTTTAATGCTGTTAATTGAGCTTGTCTTTCTACGATTGTTTGAACTGGAGAGTTCTTTTCTTTTCTATCAATTGATGGATCTAATTGTAATCCACAAATTAAATAATCACATATTGATCTTGCCTCACGCAACATAGCAATATGTCCAGCATGTAATAAATCAAATGTACTACATGTAAAACCTATATGCTTTTTAGAATATTCCACGTATCTTGCCAACCTTTCACATTAAAGCTTTTTCCATTTCTCATTGAAGAAACAGTTTCAGCTATTTCATAATCATTTCCACCAGGCTGACACATATCTCCAAAAAAGAATACCTTAGCACTTGGTTTCCAATCTTTCATTATTTGAGATTTGTTAGATCCTACTGGAAATATATCTAAACCAGTTTCACCAGCAACTTTAAATTCAATAGTTGGAAATTCATTTCTGAGATAAGTTGCTATTTTTACTCGTTCATCATTTTGTTTATCATATTCAACATATAATTTTCTTTCACCAAGCGTACAGTTTCTTCCTACAATACTAAAGTTAACCATACCAATCCTTTGTTCAATATGATTTCCTGTTCTACAACTAAATTTAGATTCATTTAAATGTTTAGTAAGACTATCAGTTAATTCTTTTGGAGCTATCCAATCATTTTTATATATGCATTCATCTTTAATATAAATTTCATTGCCTGAACATTGGTAAACTTTTACACATTTATTATATAAGTCTTCTCCTACTTGTTCAACAGTCTTAGGTTTATCACTACCTGTAACTAAATAAACATCAAACTCGTAAAACATATCAGTAGCTAATTGTTGTAAATAACTAGAAAACTCAGGATCAATTTGTCCACGACTAGGAGTTAAAGTACCATCAACATCAAATATTAGAGTTTGCATCTTTTGCTTTCATAGTTTCACTATAAGATAAATCTTTTTCTTTAGGTTTATTAAACATATCTCTATCAGGTCTTTGACCTTCCATTTTACCACGCATGTATGATACTGCAAATGATGCGTAATTAATTAAATCTTTATATGAATCTTCAAGCGATTCAAAATTAGGAGCATTACCAGACTCGATTAATGAAGTAGCACGCATTACTTTACCAATAATAATATCATGTATAGTATCTACACCACGACGATAATGCATTGCTTGCAGAACTGCAGACTCATCATTTTGATAATCTTTCGATTTTTTGGTCTGCATTTCTGCACATTCTTGGAGAACTTTAAGTGATTCTTTCATTTATAATCCTTTACAAACTGTGACTTTAGCCATTGTTTCAAATTGGCGAGGAGCTCTTTTTATTAAGTCACTTAATTTAAGAGCTATACGAAGTGACATTTCACGAAGATTATCTTGATTATTTTCGATAAACTTCATGACTTTTCTTTCTTCGGCTTTGGTTAAACCTTTCTTAGAAAGAAGTCCTTGCTTAACAACTTGCTTGATACGAATGAAATAATCTCTACGAGTTTTCATTGCTAAATCTATATAGTGAGATCTAGAAACCATTGCTGCTAAGTGTGGAGCAAGCTTATTACCTTTATCTATAATAGCGTCAAAGTCAAGGTTAGTGATGAATACGATAGTTCCATCAAATTGAAACTGACGAGGTATAACATTTGAGTCATCGTCAACCATGTTATAATCTGCAAGGTATGATACTCTACGTCTTTCAGTTGAGTCACATACTGCTTTAAGCATTGCAAGAGTTGTATCATCCATGAAGATAGAGTCACTATCATCAAATACAATCATTTGACCTTTATGACGATAATTCCAAAGTGTTTGATATAAGCCAGTAGCTTTTACATAACCACGAATTAAGGTATGATTTTCTTGACTAGGATCAGAAGCTTCAAGTGCTTCTTCAACTGTATGAGATTTACCAAGTCCAGCTGGACCTGATATTATAAGAGATTTTACATCTCCATCAATAGCTGCTTCAGTCATAGCTTCAAGAATTGCAAATCGATCTTTTAATTTTTTGTCGATCTGAGCATCAGTTTCGTTTGAAGTAGCTGGTATTTGATTTTTAAGTTTCATTAAATTTATCTCCTCTTTTCCATTTAATATAATCATTCTACCACAGAAAAAGAGAAATGTACATACGTAAAATGCATTTAAGTGCATTTTTTTCATTTTATTTTAATACTGTGACATTTATGTAACAGTAAATTCTTCACCATTCCATTCGTAAATGCCCTCTAAATAATAATCTAACGTTTTACGATTACCAATAAACATATAAACAATATTAGGAAAGTTCCGCCAAGTTTCTTTTTTTCGATCATTACATCTATTTAGTTCATACTTTACTGCTTTTGGATAACCTACAGTCTTTACTTCAATTGGTATATTTTTTAAAAACAAATCTTTATACTCTCGTTCATCATCGTCAAAACCATTTTTTAAAAGCCATAGTTCTGAAGCTTGACCATACAAGGAAACCTCTCTAATTTCTTCTAAGGTTCTACCTCTACGAGTACTTTCTTTAGAGAATATTTGTGATGCTTCTTTAAAAGCTCTATCTTTAAGTAACATTACATCAATATCTTTTTTTACATTAAATGTTTTTATAGACATATTCGATAGCACGGTCGGCCTCCTTTCCCATTGGTCTATTTTCATACCAATTACCAGTTTCAGCATCCATTTCACGACATAAGTTCGTGATTTCTTGAGAAGTAATTGGATATTTGTTTTTCACTGCATTACCTGCAATAGCAACCATTATCTGATACATTTTATGATACCAACCAGTAGTATTAATTGCTCTATATTCAGATGCTAAATTTTTTGGAAAGAAAGGACAGTTTCTATATGATGTCCAATTTACATTTGTATTTTCTAGATTATTTTTTCTATGTTCAATGATTTGATTTTGAATTTCTTCAGGTAGTCTATCAAAAAAGTTATTTAAATTTGCTGTTCGTGGCATGGGATATTTTGCTATTAGCTTATCCGGATCTACATAATCGCCAATGTTAGTAAAACAAAAGTTGAAACTGCCAGCGTACGCGCCAGGGATATAATACATTCGTGATAAGTCTTTAGTTTGTTTATCTCCGATGTCTCCAAGACTTGATTGGAGCGCATACCAGAAAGCTTTGATG